TTTGGACGACAGATTTACTCCATCGGCGGTGAAGGTAGCTGGTATCAGTGGTACAAGCTGGAAAATACTCCCTACGGTAAGCGCAAACAGAACGGTGAGGAAGACTTGCGGTGGGAGCGTTCTCCGGATGGGAGCGACACTACCTACTTCTGCTATGTCGACAGCGACGGCAGCGCCAACTATGGCGGCGCCAGCTACTCTTATGGCGTGTCCTTCGGCTTCTGCGTTTAATCTGAAATCTATGAAATCCCCGCCCCGGAAGGGGCGGTAAGAAAGGAGTTAATTATGCCTGACGTAATCGCTCTGAAAGACGGGCGGATTGAAACTCTTTTCGAGGTGCGGCATTTCGAGGAACTGGTTGATAGGTATATGGGCAGCGAAGCTGAACGGTATCTGAGAAACCTGATAGAACAGCACGAGGAAGAAATCAGTGCTATGCAAAAAGCCCGTAGAGAGGTTGAGAATTACACTTTGCGGGTCATGCTCCCTAAAATCTCTGTCAGTGATGATGTGAGAGAAGCGTGGGCTGAGAAATTTTTGGCGAAAGTGGAGGACGTGTATGGCTTGGAAGAATAGCAATCGAAAGGTCGGAACTTCCTTTGAACACGACCTCTGTAATACTCTCGCCGACTATGGCTTTTGGGCGCATAATCTCGCTCAAAATTCTGCCGGTCAACCTTTTGACGTAATCGCTGCTCGAAATGGAAATAGCTATCCTATTGACTGCAAGGTCTGTGAACATGATGTTTTCCGTCTGGTGAGAATTGAGGAAAATCAGTTTTCGGCTATGACCCTTTGGAAAGACACCGGTAACGGCGAAGGGTGGTTTGCCCTTAGACTCAGTGACGGGGAAGTTCGTATGATACCCCTCTCTACGATGGTTGATTTCTCATTCACGAAGACGGTTCTCTCGAAACGAGATATTCAAAGTTGTGGTTTACCGCTTGAAGAATGGGCGGTGGAGCAATGAGGATAGCCGTTGGGAAACAACTCCGTGTAGAGAAGCCAAGCAAAGAACTTGAAGAATGGTGCAAGAAAAACCTAATCGTAGACAATCCCGACTACGCTAAGAAAATGCGTATGCACCTGTGGGTCGGGAACACTCCACGGCAGTTGTCACTTATGGAGCGGGACGGAGAGACGCTGGTGTTGCCTTACGGCTGCTTACGCTCTGTTATTGAGTTTATGGGCGGGAAGGACACCATTGAGGTAGACATTCCTACGCCAACACCGGTCTGGTATGGAGCAGATGTTCCTCTTTATGATTATCAGGAAGTGGCGGTCGCCAAAGCTCTTGAAGCTCAATATGGTATCGTCCAGTCTCCTGCTGGTAGCGGAAAGACTCAGATGGGCATTGCTATGGCAGTTCAGCTCGGCAGAAGAACGCTTTGGCTCACTCACACTCACGATTTATTGGAGCAGAGTAAGGCACGAGCGGAACAGTACATTCGTCCCTCACTGATAGGAACTATCACGGAAGGGAAAGTACACATCGGCAAGGGCATGACTTTTGCCACGGTGCAAACCATGTGCAATCTGAACCTCGCTCAGTATAGGGATGTATGGGACACCATCATCGTGGACGAGTGTCACCGAGTCGCCGGTACGCCGACCGCTATGACACAGTTCTCTAAGGTCTTGAACTCACTGGCGGCTCGACACAAATACGGATTATCGGCAACAGTACATCGGGCAGATGGTATGATTGCCGCCACCTACGCTCTGCTCGGTGATGTGGTCTATGTAGTTCCTGACAGTGCCGTAGCCGAGAAGATTATGACAGTCGCAATTCTCCCTCGTTCAACCAACATTGGACTGAGTAGAGAGTTCCTTGACACAGACGGGACTATCATCTATGCCAAGCTGGTCAACTATCTGGCTGAGGATTTCAGACGAAACGGATTGATTGTCGGTGATCTTATGAAAAATGCTGACCACTACAACCTCATTCTCTCAGATCGGCTCGGTCACTTGGAATACCTGATGAACCACCTTCCACCGAAACTACGGGAGCAAGCGGTCATGGTGGATGGGAAAATGACCTCGAAAAAGGCAAAACAACTAAGGTCGCAAGCTCTCGAAGATCTGAGACAGGGTAAAAAACGGTATCTCTTTGCCACCTACCAGCTTGCAAAAGAAGGGTTGGATATACCTCGACTCGACCGGCTCTACCTGACAACCCCGCAAAAGGACTACGCCGTAGTCACTCAAAGTGTGGGACGGGTGGCTCGAACATTTGAGGGTAAGGAAGAACCCGTTGTCTATGACTATGTGGACAATGGAGTACAGTACCTTATCCGTTCCTACAAGAAGCGGTGTACCACCTACCGTAAGCTCGGTTGCCGTTTCATGGAGGGCTGAGTATGACCAATAACTTGCAAAATCTCTATATCTTCGACTGTGAGGTTTTCGCCCATGACTGGCTGTTTGTTTTTAAGGATAAGCAGACCAAAGAGAGGATAATCATTCACAACGACAGCGAAGCTATCAAGCAATTTATGACCGCTGAACCGTGGCTGGCGGGGTTCAACAACAAACATTACGACCAATTCATTCTCAAAGCAGTGCTGATGGATATGACCCCTGAGCAAGTCAAGGAGATCAATGACGCTATTATTGTTCATGGGAAAAATGGGTGGGAAATACCCGAACTCCGAGAATGTTCCACCTACTTTGACCAATACGACCTCATGGACGACTGTCAAATGGGTCTATCCCTAAAGGCAATCGAAGCCCACCTTGGCATGGACATTCGAGAGACAACGGTTGATTTTAACATTGACCGACCCCTCAGCGACGAGGAACTGGACGAGGTGATCTTTTATTGTTGCCATGATGTTGACGCCACCGACACTCTTGACGACCTTCGCCAAGACTACCTCGGAAATAAGCTCACACTTGGCAAGGAGAAGGATATTTTTCCCGCTAAGGCTCTCTATATGACCAATGCCAAATTGACCGCTGCCTACCTTGACGCCACTCCCCGTGAGTATGGTGACGAGCGGGAGTACAAGTACCCGCCGACCTTGCACTTAGATTACATTCCACATGAAGTTTTGGACTTCTTCAATCGTATTCACGACTTGACTATACCGTCCGAGGTGTTGTTCAAGGAAAGTCTGGAAATCGTGGTGGGAGGTTGCCCGACAAAGCTGGCTTGGGGCGGTATTCACGGAGCGATACCTTGCTACCGAGAAGAGGCAACGACTACTCGGAAAATCAAAAACAAAGACGTTGCAAGCTACTATCCCCATCAAATGGTGTTGAACGGGTATTGCAGTAGAAATATTCCGTCACCCGAAGTCTATGAAGCCACCATTGACCGGCGTGTTAAGGCTAAGAAGTCGGGAGACAAAGCTACTGCAAACGCATTGAAGCTGGTGCTGAACACCACCTATGGTGCAATGCTCAATCAGTATAACGACCTCTATGACCCGCTCATGGGACGGTCGGTGTGTATCTCAGGTCAGCTACAACTACTGGAACTTGCAGAACATCTTGTGGAAGAATGTCCTACGCTCAAAATTATACAGCTCAATACGGACGGTATCATGGTCAGTCTTGATGATACGGATATTCCGAAATGGGACGAGATCACACAGGAATGGCAAGATCGCACCGGCTTTGAGTTGGAAGAGGACGATATTAAGATGATCTGCCAAAAGGACGTGAACAACTACGTCGAAGTCCCGTTTGAGGGAAGTCCTAAAATCAAAGGCGGTGTTCTCGTCCGTGGTATCGCTCCCGCTGGTGCGTTTAACATCAACAATAACGCCAACATTGTCGCCAAGGCTGTCAAGGATTATCTGGTCGATGGTACGCCGGTAGCTGATACAGTTATGGGGTGTATGACTCTTCAAGACTTTCAGTTGATTGCCAAGGCGGGAAGTAAGTACACGGGAGCGTATCAGATTGTCGACAACGAACCCATTCCCATTCAGAAGGTCAATCGAGTGTACGCTACCTCTGATCTCCGATACGGTACGTTGATGAAACAGCACGGGGTCAAGGGGAACTTGGTTAAAATCGCTGGTCTACCACCGCATTGTGCGGTAGATAACGATAACCATTTGACAATCGACGTAGTTGACCGAGACTGGTACATTCGGCTGGCTGACCGATACGTCAAAGACTTTCTTGGCATAAAGCCGCCAAAACGTAATACCCGCAAAGTCAATTCTATCAAGAAAAAGCTATTAGCTTTATTGGAGGTGAAAGAGTGAATAAAGATTGGACGGGTAATAGCAATTCCTTGTTTAAGACTATTGGTGCGTCCAACCACACCGACAAAGAGCGAGAAAGTAATGACTATTACGCCACAGAACCGAAAGCTGCCGAACTTTTATGCGACCTTTTCCAATTTTCACCTCTTATATGGGAATGTGCTTGTGGGGAAGGACACCTCGCAAAAGTTTTTGAGGAACGAGGGTATATGGTCAAAGCAACAGATCTTGTAGATAGAGGGTACGGTAAAGGAGGGGTCGATTTTCTAAACTGCGATAGACCATTTTGTGGAGATATTATCACGAACCCGCCTTACAAGTACGCTCAGGAGTTTGTCGAAAAGGCTTTGTCTCTGGTATCAGATGGACACCACGTTGCCATGTTTCTAAAGCTCACCTTCCTTGAAGGGAAAAATCGAAAGGTTCTATTTGAGAACTCCCCCCCCCATGAAGGTGTATGTTTCAAGTTCTCGACTGCTATGTGCAAAAAACGGAAATTTCCGGAAAATGAGAGAAGGCGGCGGCTCTGCGGTTGCTTACGGCTGGTTTCTCTGGCGTAAGGGTTTCACCGGCAAAACAACTCTCGAATGGTTTAATTGAAAGCCTTGACAATTAAGGCATTGACAACAAGGAGGATTATTATGGCTACCAAAAATACTACTCAGGACTATTCCGAAATGAACGTATGGGCGAAACTGCTGGCAGTTCGCACCGAGTTCTACGCCGAGGGCGCAAAGAAGACCGGCAAGAACCTTCACGCCGAGTTCAAATACTTCGAGTTGGAGGATATTGTGCCTGTCGCTGAACCTATTTTTGCCAAGTATGGTCTGTTGCTTGTTCCCACCTTTATCCACGAAAGTGCTGTAGCTCAGGTGGTCAACGTCAACGACCCGGAAGAGAAGATCGAGTTTATTCTTCCGTTGCAGTTTATCGCCGAACCCGCCAAATTTCGTATGAACGAGGTACAGGGTGTAGGCGCTGTTGTGACCTACTACCGTCGTTACCTCTACATGGTGGTTCTCGATCTGGTGGAGTCCGATGGCATTGACAACCAGAAGCCCGTCACTGAGGACAACGATGGCAATGCTCCCACTACTCCCGCTCCTAAGAAGAAAACTCCTGTTTCCGCTTCTGAGCGTGAAACCATCAAGAGCGAATTGACGGATGCTGACGGTAATGCTGACCCGTTACAGATTGAGGGTCTGAAAGCTGCTTTGAAGAAGCTCATGGCTCTTGACCCGGAGCAGGAGAATTTTGTGCAGGAAGTCGCTGTTAAGACTAACAGTTTTACCGAGATCACCAAGGCAAACTGTGAAGCTCTTATCAACGGAGTCAATGACATGATTTCCGCTTATGAGGTAGGTGAGGGTTAATGGCTACACTTACCAAGTACGAACAGGAAACGATCTATAACTACAATCAGGAGGAAAAGACCGCTTCTTGTTACACCCATGACGCCGCTCTCATTCGTAGGCTTGATAGACTTGTTGAAAACGGTGAAGCAATTACCATAGACAAACAAGGTGACGGGTGGAGGGAATACACTTTTCCGAAGAGTTGGATAAAAGTCCGTCCTCCCCGTAAATTATCGGACGAACAGCGGCGAGAAATGGCAAATCGCATGAAGTTTATGAGAAAGGACAGTGAAGAACATGGAATGGCTGAATGATAATACCATCAAGATCATTCCCCCAAAGAACCCAAAGAAACTTACGGCGACCCGCTTTGCTACCATCCTTGGTTTGAACCCGTGGTCAACTCCTTTCGAGGTCTGGTGTGAGGTTACTCGAACCTACTCCAAGCCGTTTGAGGACACAATTTACACTATCGCCGGTAAGACTATCGAACCGAAACAGGCGCAATACATGAAGACGAACTACTTCATGGATGACATTGTAAGTCCTACCGACCTTTATGGAGAGGGTTATTTCAAGAAGACCCGTGGAGACTTCTTCCCTGATACCCCCGTCCTCGGTGGAATGTGGGACTATCTCAGACTGAACCCTGACAAGACCACCAAGACCGTTCTCGAAATGAAGACCACCAAGAGAGCAGAGGACTGGTCGGGCGATATTCCCGAATACTACGCTCTCCAAGCAGCCTTGTACGCCTATTTGCTTGGCATTGATGATGTAATCATGGTGGCGTCCTTCCTTGAAGAAAAGGACTATGCAGACCCCTCACAGTACAAGTGCAATATCCGAAATACCATCACTCGTCCTTTCAAGGTATCTGAGCGTTATCCTCACTTTGAGCGAGATTATGTGAAACCGGCTTTGAAGTGGTGGAAAGACCATGTGGAGTCTGGCGTTTCTCCCGAATATAACGAGAAAAAAGACGCCGACATTTTGAAAGAGCTGAGGACGAACAACCTCTCTCCCGAAACTGATCTTTCCGAACTTGTAAAAGAAGCTGAGGACTTGAAAGCAAAGCTGGACGCTCATGCTGCCGAAGTCGTAGAGGACGAGAAACGATACAAGGTTGTGACAGATCTTATTAAACAGTCGGCGGTAAAACAGTTCCGTGATGGTGATAAGAAGGTTGCTATCCCCGGCGCACGGTTCTCTTGGGAAGTCAGTAAGTCCACCACGACCAAGATCAATAAGGACGCTTTGAAGAAGGACGGACTGTTGGAAAAGTACAGCACGACTGAGGAAACCTATCGTCTGCTCCCCAAAGCAATTAAGGAGGACTGAACATGAAATTTGAGAAATTTGTGAAGTCCCTTGCTTCTACGGGAACTATTTATGAGCGGGATAACGGTGAACGCTGGTTGGCGTCTCCTTCGGTGTTCATGCTCATTCCTTCGACCGTCAAGAGCGTTACCAGTGTCGGGATTTACCCCATGCCTGACAACATTGAAAAGATGATTTCTCAGATCGGGCATTGTGATAGTGCCAAGCTGGTTGAAGCTATCATGCCTTATCCTGACGGCGGTATCAAAGATTGCCTGAGAGTATTCCAGACCTACGACGGCACTATCCCTTGTATCATTTCTAACAGTGATTGGTCGCTGCTCGAAAAGTCGGATATGGTGGAGATCAAGTATACTTACGATATTGACTCTACCAAGAACGTGGCGAAAGCCCTCATGGTCAAGACTTACCCGCTCACCCCAACGAACGACGAGGACGAGCTTGTAGGTATTATTTTCCCCGACAATTCTGATTTTGGAGGTATTAACAATGGCTAAAGTAAGTCTTTCCGAGGGTTTTACGATTATCCCAGAAGGAACCCATGTGTTCAAGATCACGGCGGTGAGCTACAAAGAGGACTTCGGCAAGATGGAAGTCACCATGCAGACTCAGAGTGGTCAAAAGCACGTTGAGCGGTTTTCTCTGCTGAAAAAGGACGGGTCGCCCAACGAAGGTGCGCTCAATGCGTTCTCGTATTTTGCCAAGACCGCTCTCAATGACTTCACTCTGACAGAGATCGACCATGAAGATCTCTTGGGTTGCTTCATTGAGTGTGACGTGGAGCATGATACGCAGCCCTCGAACAAAGACCCTAACAAGACCGTCACTTTTGCTCGGCTCACCGACAAGCGAGTTTCTGATGGATGGGAAGAGACTTCTGCTCCTACTACGAAAACCGCTCCGAAGACCACCGGCAAGCCCGGTGTTGATCTGAAAGCTCTGCTCGGTTAACCCCCCCCCTACCGCCAGCGTCGAGGGAGGGCGCACATCAACGCTCTCCCTCGCCAATGGTTTGTGGAAAACTCTGTGAAAAATGAGGATAAGAGAATTGAAAGACAAAGTACAACGGCACAAAGAATTGTGCGAGAGCTTAAATGACCTATACGCCAAGAAAAACCATGACTACGGAGATAGCTTTCACCTGACTTTTGTTGAGGAAGGTATGGCAATGGCTCGTATCAGGCTTGGTGATAAGTTCAATCGTTTCAAAACACTTTCTCGTGGCGACCGGCAGGAAGTCAGTGACGAGAGTATAAAGGACACTCTCATTGATCTTGCCAACTATGCCATTATGACCGTTCTGGAAATGGAGGTTTCCGAAGATGGACGAGAATGAGGTGTTTAAGGCAGCTCTAAAACGATATGGAAGTTTTGCTCAAATCGTTATGGTCTTTGAGGAAATGTCCGAACTCCAAAAGGAACTCAGCAAATGGCTGAGAGGTCAGAATAATGTCTCCCAGATTGCAGAAGAAATTGCCGATGTGGAAATTATGCTCAGTCAAATGAAAATGTTATTTCGGTGTGAAACACTCGTAAATGAGTATCGCCATAGAAAAGTTGAGCGTTTGGCTGACAGACTGGAAAAGAGGGCTAACCATGATAAATGAAAATATCAAAATCAGGCTTGACAATATGTTGAGTGTGATGAAATTGCCGGACGGAACACCGCTTGTTCCCGTGGACGCTATTGACGCATTGATTAACATGGGATTTTTCACGGCTCCTGCGTCTACCAAGTATCACGGGGCGGTCGAGGGAGGTTTGTTCCAACATTCTCTCAACGTGACGTATGCTCTGGTACAACTCACCAACAACCTTCATCTGACTTGGAACAGACCGGAGTCGCCTTACATCGTCGGGATGTTTCACGATCTTTGCAAGTGTGACCAGTACAAGCACCCGGTTGTTGGGGAAACCCTTGGCGGCGACAAAATTGAGAACGAGTCTGCTTGGGAATATCGGAAGGACACCCTTCTGAGAGGACATGGGGATAAATCAGTCATGCTTCTTTCTCAGTTCTACAAACTGACCGAGGAAGAGATCATGTGTATTCGCTATCACATGGGTGCTTTCACCGACAAAGACGAGTGGACACAGTACACCGGTGCTATCCATAAGTACCCCAATGTCCTTTGGACACATACCGCCGACATGATTGCTGCCCATATCGTGGAGGTGTAATCATGTTTATACCGACCATTGTATTCGACTTTGACGGAGTTATTCACTCTTATTCGACTCCTTGGAAAGATACGACAATCATACCCGACCCGCCCGTTCCCGGAGTAGGAGAGGTTATGAACAAGCTGTTGAAAAATGGTTATCGGGTAGTCATTGTATCAGCCAGAAGTGCCACTGAGGAAGGTAGACGTGCAATCCGAGATTGGCTGAAAAAGTACGATCTCCCGATTGTGGAAGTGTTAGCGGAAAAACCAGCAGCTTTGGTCTATGTAGATGATAGAGCAATTTGCTTTGACGGCGACTGTTCTACTCTCTATGAGAAAATCTCCAATTTTAAGCCGTGGTATCAGAAAGAGGGATTACATGAGTAAGCACTATGCGTTTGAGCTGGCTCAGAAACAGTCTCTACCGCTTGAAGCTAAAATTCGTATGACCAAAATGCGAATACAGCAATGGTACTTGCTCTATGAAGGGGATGTATATGTATCATTTTCTGGTGGGAAAGACTCAACTGTGCTGTTGCACATAGCTCGTCAAATTTATCCTGACATTCCCGCTGTCTACTGTGATACTGGCTTGGAATACCCGGAAATTCGAGACTTTGTAAAAGCTACGGACAATGTAACTTGGATAAAACCGGCAATGAACTTTCGTCAGGTAATTCAAACTTACGGCTATCCCGTTATTTCCAAAGAGATTTCTGACATTATACACGGAGCTTCTACCCCCGGTACAATTCGATGGAAAAAAATAAACGGGCAACTTTTAACGAAAGAAGGGGAATTATCCAAGTATAACTGTTCTAAATGGGCTTTCTTGTTAGATGCGCCTTTCAAAATTTCTGGCGATTGCTGTAATGTGATAAAGAAACGCCCATTTCACAAGTATGAAAAAGAAACGGGTTTTCACCCCATTATTGCAACAATGGCAGAAGAGTCTTCCCTTCGCACCACGTCTTGGCTACAGTATGGCTGTAATGGGTTTAATATGAAACGACCTCAGTCTCGCCCTATGTCCTTCTGGACAGAGCAAGATGTTCTTGAATATCTCAGAACATTCAATGTTCCATATTGTTCAGTTTACGGAGATATTGTTAAGGATAAAAAGAAGGGCTTGACTACCACCAAATGTACTCGAACTGGTTGTATGTTTTGTATGTACGGCTGTCACTTAGAACCCCCCCCGAACAGATTTCAGCGTATGGCAGAGACACATCCTGCCGTTTACCGATATTGCATGAAATCGTGGGAAGAGGGCGGCCTTGGACTCGCCGAGGTGCTGGATTATATCGGAGTACAACATTAAGGGGGAAAGAAATATGAAAATTATAAAACCGCTGGTACAACTCATTGACCCTCCGAGCAATGACGAACTGCTTCGACGTATCGAGTCAGCCGGTCGAACGTGCTACAAATCAGAGGGTAAGATCACACAAACCAGTGCAGAACCGTTTGTTCGCAACATCATTAAGAGAGGGCATGAAGCCGTTCTCGAACATGGCTCTCTCTCAGTTCGGTTTATCTGTGACCGTGGAGTAAGCCATGAGATTGTTCGTCACCGGCTGGCGGCGTACTGTCAGGAGTCTACTCGGTACTGCAACTACTCCAAGAATGATTTCGGGAGCGAGATTACCGTCATTGCACCCTACTTCTTCGGTGAAGATACAAAGTCGTATCAGATCTGGAAAGAGAGCTGTGAACAGGCTGAAAATGCGTACTTCTCTCTTCTTGAAGAAGGTTGTTCTCCGCAAGAAGCTCGGACGGTATTGCCGAACAGTCTCAAAACGGAGGTGGTTATGACCGCCAATGTAAGAGAATGGCGGCACTTCCTCAAACTTAGAACCGCTAAGGCAGCTCACCCTCAAATGCGAGAAGTAGCAACTGACCTTTTAATATATCTCCGAAACATCTACCCCGTACTGTTTGAGGATATTGAGGTGGAATAATGCCGAACTTTAACAGAGTGCGAGGACACATTTACAAGGTGCGGTTCTCTGTCAAAGAGCAAGAAGCTATCGACCGGGAGATCATGCTTGAACTGGCAGACTTTGACCGCAAGAATGAAAATGAGATCGACGCTCTTATTCTTTGGCTACTCCATGAGAAGTTCGGGTTTGGCGTGAAGCGACTTAGAAGGTTCTACGAACTCTTTTCTGCTGAGTTTGACGCTCTGGAAAAGAGGTACGAGCTGGAAAAAGCCGATAATGCGTGGCTTTGCACCCATAAGCTCAAAGAATACGGGGTGGACATTGAGAAGTGGAATAAGGAGGAAGAGAAAAATGACTCTCAGAAGTGAAAACGGCATGGTTGACTTCATTATGGCAACCGGCAAGGACTTTGTAAAGAACACCATGCCCGAAAACGCTGCTCTTGACCTGATCGAGAACGGCAAAACTGAAATTACAGATACTCATAAGGGCTTTCCTCTGTGCGTGGATGACAAGTATTACTTCCCCGAAGTGCCTGAGCCTGCTGAGGTAACAAAACCAACGTCAAAGAAAAAGAGGTAAGCCCATGTATGAAAGTCTCCCGCCCGAACTAAAAGAAGAACAAGCATGGGTCAATGTCTGGAACGGCTCTAAAATCCCTATGCAGACGGCGGTACGCAAGGGTGCTTCTTCCGTGCTGCCGGACACTTGGGGAACTTTCGAGCAAGCAGCTAAGAATGTCGAGGACGGTATCTATGACGGTATCGGATATGTATTCCACTCGACAGGGCTGGTTGGCATTGACATTGATTGCGGTCGTGACGAGGACGGCTTTCTCTCTCACCTCGCCGTAGATGTGATACGGCATTGTGGTTCATATACCGAATGGAGCAGGAGTGGTCGGGGTGTCCATATCCTGCTCCGGGGTGAGTTACCTTTCAAGGGCAGAAATAACCGGGAAGGTGTGGAGATATACAGGAGCAGCCGATATTTCATTATGACCGGTAAGGTGCTTCTATTCTCGAAAATAAACGAGAACCAAGAAGCCATTGATTACATCGTAAAAACCTATTTTCCTGACGCTCCGAAAGAGGGGAGCGAGTCAATATCCAAGCGAATTTACACACCTATCTATCGCAAACCAGAGGGAGGGAAGGTCAGCTTGAAGCCTGAGTACCCTGAGATTACAACAGGGTCAAGGAACCTTAGTTTGACCTCTCTGGCGGGGCAATTACACAATCAGGGGTATACCAAATCAGAAATCTATAAAGAACTGCTCTACTGCAATTCCGTTGCTTGTAAACCACCACTTGACAGCTCTGAGGTAGAGTTGATTGTCAATAGTGTGACCAAATATCGGAGGTGAGGAATGAAGAAGTCTATCGTCCATCTTATTTTACCAATTATCGGGGTTGCTGCCCTCGCTTGTCTGGTCGGCATGAAAGCGGGAGAAACCGTAGAACCAGAGGTTGTAGAAACCTCTCCCGTGACCATAGAGAAAGAGGACATACCCCTTCTTGAAATCCCAGATCTGACGCCGCCTGAGCCTGGCACCGATGTTATAGATGCCCTCGCCAAAACAGTCTACGGAGAAGCCCGTGGCTGTTCCACGATGGAGCAAGCTGCCGTTGTATGGTGTATCTTAAACCGGGTAGACGCCGGAACAGAGAATATCATGGAAGTCATAACTGCTCCAAACCAGTTTCAAGGGTACGACCCGGCAAACCCCATTGACACGGAAATTGTCGCTCTGGTCAAAGATGTTCTGACCCGTTGGCAGATCGAGAAAGACTGTGTGGGTAGTGTCGGTCGAGTCCTGCCGAGTGATTATCTGTGGTTCACAGGGGACGGGACTCACAACTATTTCCGTAATAACTACAGCGGCAACACCACTTGGGACTGGTCGTTGCCGAACCCGTATGATGAAGAAGGAGTGACACCATGAAGCCCTATCAGAGAGGTGATGTGGTATGGATTGATATGCCGCTTCACGAAAATAGTCATGTTTTGGGTGGTCTTCGCCCGTGGGTCATTGTGCAGAACAATATCGGAAATCAATTTTCTCCGACCTCTATCGTCTGCCCGTTGACCACCAAGTTCAAGAGAATTGAGTTGCCTACTCATATTGCCGTAACTTGGGGAAAGTTACAGCCGAGTGTGGTCATGTGTGAGCAAGTCAGAGTTGTAGACGTGAGGGATGACTGGAAGTATGCTGTCACGTTGCCGCCTGAGATCATGGCACATATCGACAAAGCCCTTCATAGTGCGTTCTTCTATGAGAGGGAGGTAGCACAATGAGTGAGGAACAGAATGTCCTTGTTGAAGAGGAAGAAGTAGAGTTATTTCAACTCGCCAACGGAAAGTACATCATGGACGAGGAAGTTTCCTCTAAGATGTTCAAAATTAAAGATAAAGCTCCTGAGAAGAGTCACCCTGTCAGTGGAACAGGGTACTCTTGGGACGAAAGTGGTATGGCAGAACTCTTTTCAGAGTGCTATGAGAACGATACCCGGTACTGTCCAGAAGCCAAGTGCTGGTATACATACTCAGAAGGAGCGTGGAGAAAAGATGTTGGCTCTCTGCTGGTAGCTGAAAAGATCAAGGAGTTTACCCGCCTGATGGCTCTCTATTGCGGTGAAATTGCCAATGAGGAACGCCGCAACAACTATCTGAAATTCGTCTCAAAGATGGGCGACCGTCGCTTTCGGGAACGGATGATGAAGGACGCCGCAAGTGTAAACCCCATTCCCGTAGAGAAATTTGACGCCAACCCCTATCTCATTAACTGCCGAAACGGTACTTTCGATCTTAAAACTCGCCAATTCCGAGAGCATAGTTGGAAGGACTATCTCACCATGCAGACTAACTTTGACTATACTCTTCAAAAAGTAAAATGCGCTCGGTGGGAAGAATTTATTCACGAAGTCACAATGGGGGACGAGGATAAGATCGAGTATTTGCAGAAAGCTCTCGGCTATTCTATGCTCGGTATTGCCAATGAAGAATGTATGTTCATCCTCCACGGAAAAACGACCAGAAACGGCAAGTCAACCATGCTTTCGGCAATTCACCACCTTCTCGGTGACTATGCCTCTGTCTCGCCGGTGTCCATTATCTGCCGGTCAGAACGGTCAAAGAACGCAGAAGCAGCAAACCCCATGCTGGCGTCCTTAAAGGGTAAAAGGTTTGTCACAATGGCAGAAAGCAACCAATATGGAAAGCTGGACGAGGAAACCATTAAGCAACTCACGGGAGGGGAAGAGATCAAAGCTCGAAATCTCTATGAGACAGCTATGACTTTTCTTCCGCAGTTTACTCTCTGGTTGTCCTGCAATGACCTCCCCTCTGTCAGTGACAAGTCTCTGTTCGCTTCTGACCGTATTCGAGTCATTGAGTTTAATAGGCACTTCACCGAAGAGGAACAAGACAAGAACCTCAAAAATGAGTTCCAGACACCAGAAGCAATGAAGGGTATCTTCTCATGGCTCGTGGCGGGATATTATAAATATCTTCGGACTGGACTTAAAATGTCCTCTGACATGGCAAAAGTCGTGCGCCAATACGAGCGGGACAACGATCTGGTTTTGCAATTCCTCGAAGAAAAGTGCGAGAGATCTGAGGGAGCCACCACAAAACAGAAATCCCTCTATGACTCCTATAAGATCTGGTGCAAGTCTAACGGGTACTTTGTCAGTTCCGCAAAGCGTTTTAACGCTGATATGGAAACTCACCCCGAATGGCATGAGGGAAAATCTGTTCGCAATGGTTATCCCATTTATCGAGGTATCATCTTGAAAGGGGCAGGAGCCTGATGGATAAGAAAAATTTACGCCGAGTGTCTATGGTCGTGACCGCTCAAACCATCTACCATTTGAACCACCTCGCCGCTATCAGTGGGTACAGTGAGATTGGTCGAGTAGTTGACAAGCTGGTGAGAGAGAAAGCAATTTCTTCTGAAAGCAGCAGAAAGGAGAACCGGCATGGTTGATTTTGAAGGAAAATACTATTTCTTCGCAGATCAAGTGTCACACGTTGAAACAGCTTATACCGGGTGCAGAACATTCTCATATAGCCTTACGGTAGTCTTGAAGTCAGGAGTAAGACTGACTTCAAGATATATCACCAACAAAGAACAACTTACAGCAAAATGCCGTCTTCTGGAAGATATTGAAAGAGATAGGCAGAACGACGTAAAGGAAATCATTGCCAAATTGGACAGGCTTCATTACGTCATTGACCGCATGAACAGTAATCTCCGTTTCTTGCAAGAGTACATTATCTCTTTTGTGCAAAAGGTAAGAGAAAAGATTTTCATAGAAGGAGGCAGAAAGCAATGAGTAATGAACTCACCAAAACTGGCGAAACAAAACCTAAAAGGAAAAGACCAGATCGGAAAGAAGCTCTATCTGTTAAAACCGACGCCGGTGACAACTCCAAATATCTCACCAACGCTTTAGCTATGTGGGACTGGCAGGCTCCCGATATGACCAGCAAAGAGGATGTTACCAGCCGTATCAAAAGTTATTTCCAACTCTGCATTGATGATGACATGAAGCCCTCTGTGGAGGGACTGGCGTTCGCCTTTGGAGTTCACCGGAAGACCTTGTGGAAATGGGTATACCAGAACGGCAACAGGAATATACCAGAAGAAGTCCGAGAACAGCTCAGAAAGGCTTATGAAGTTCTCAATGTCCAAATGGCAAATTATATGCAGAACGGAAAGATCAACCCTGTGGCGGGTATCTTCCTAATGAAGAATAATATGGACTATGAGGACAAAAAGGAAATCACTGTTGCACCCGGCAACCCCCTCGGTGAAGAAACACAGCCAGAAGAACTTCGCAGAAAGTACCTTGACGCCATCGAGGTGGAGGGGACTGTGGATAAAGCAGAAAACGAATAAGGGCAGAAAGACCCAGAAAGCAGAAACCCGCAGAAAGTCGCAGAAAGGCTTTCTGCGGGTTTTCCTTTCCTCCATGACCGTGACCGGCTTAAATATGGCAAGGCGTCACCGCTGCCGTCTCAGCCCTCAGCAGTTCAACCGGGAAAAGCTGCCGCCCGTGGTGAATATGGCTATTTTACAGCCTGCCGCCGTTTACACGGCTTTTTATAGGCTGGTAGTATAGGAATAGCATCACGGACAAAAACCCTGCCACGGGGCTGTAAATGCCCTTTACGGGGATTTTCGCTTTTAAGCATAAAATAACCGCCTTGCATTATGCAAGGCGGTTAAATAGACGTTTAACGGGGCTTTTTTGATTTGTCCACCATCTAACCCGGTCTTGTAATTCATTTTCCGGTATCATTGGTATTTTAGTCAATCCGGTTTTTTCCGGGGTCATATAATAGGCGTATCCATAGCGGGGTAAAGTTTCACAGCCTTTTAAGCCGGTTATATTTCTGCTGTCTTGCGCTGATCTTGTACGCAAGGCGACTCGGCTATCAAAATTACATTTAATTTCTGTCGGTAAAACTTTAGATATAGGGGTCTGAGTAGCTAATATAATATGGATTTTTGCCGCTCGTCCTATTTGTGCAAGGCGTTGAATAACGGGGCAAATTAGGCGTTTTTGCGTGGTCATAAGATCTGCAAATTCATCAATGATAATATACACGTCCCCGCCTTTATATAATTTGTCGTGGTTTTTGTCCATTTCTTTATATCTGTTTTCGCATATTTGCATTGCATAATATAGGGCGTTTCGCATTTCGTCGGGTTCACTTGCGTATTTTAGGACGTGAGGAAGATCTTTATATTGCGATAGCTCGACTCTTTTCGGGTCAATCAATATAAATAAGCTGCCGCCGCTGCCGGTCGTGGGGTGGTCATATAAAGCCGTATAAATGAGGGCGTTTATAATTACGCTTTTACCGCTGCCGGTCGCCCCGGCTATCAATAAATGGGGTTGGTGCAGCATATTATAATAAAGTGTATACCGGTCGCCTGAGGGCGACAAATACGGAAAAAGCGGTTTTACCCGCTTTTCCTGTCGTTTTGATCTATTCACTTTTAAGCCTCCATAAATCCATAGGCGTATTGTTTTATACTATTAAAACTCGTGGATTTTTCGCCTGTAAAACGGTCAACCCATTCAACCGGGATATAAAAGGCGGGATATTTGCCCGTTTCGCCGTTGGTGTAATTGTAATATGCGAACGAATTTAGATAGTTTTCAAAATCGTTTTTAACCCCTATTTCGTCATTATAAAAATTTTCCCGGATTTTTCTGTTAAAGTAAAATTCGGGGTGATACATGGAAAACGGGCGTAAATTGCAAGGGCATATAATAACCGTCAACCCGTTTATATAGGCTCTTTTTGCCGTCCTTTTGTCAACCCGTTCAAAAGTAAAGCCCTTATAATCAATAGTGTATTTGTTCATGGTATAACCTCCTTCAAAATTCCGGGTAACTTACAACTTGAATAGTTACCCAAATGTCAATATATTGATTGCTATATTTATAGGCGTCCCGGTCTTCAAATTCTGATTTACCAGTGATAACAAAACCAACTTGCACGGTGTTGCCATCTGCCTGATCTATATACATAGGGGATTTATTTTTCATAGCGTTTTTACTAACTTGTACCCCGGTTCTATCTTCAACCCGTTCACGCCATAAATTCAAGGCGGTTTTCACGTCCTCAGCAGCGACGGAAAACGGGCGTATAATGTCGGGGTCAATCCACCAACGACGGTTATTATATTCTTTCATGGTGCAAGTGGTAGTAAATTGATACGTTTTCATAGGTCAAAACTCCTTTACTGTATAACATGGATTTTCTTTATAGGCGGTGAAGAGGTCATATACAAATTTTCTATTTGCTTTTCTCCATTTTGCAAGTGGTGCAGTGCTGCCGTGGTATAATGTCGCCGTTTTCCATTCCGGGTCAATTTGAACGGCTATAATAACATAGCCGTATTTATTTTTATTTGCGTATTCAATCATTATTTTCAACCTCCAAACGCTCCATAATTGTTTTATAATCCCGTTCACAGTCTGAGATACTGTTAAAAGCTTTTTCTTCAACCCGCTTTTTGAATGTATTAAAATCAGATACCGCCCGAATATAACCATTCCAACGGGAAAGAGATTTTTCTACAATTTCCAACTCTTCAACAGTTTTAGCCCGTTCAAACTCTTTCAAGATCTCAGCTTTACGACGTACAAGGGCGTTTTTAATAGCGGTTATTTTGTCGGTGTTATCACTTGCAATAAAAGCGGATTTTTGCCGCTCTGCCTTTAATGCTGCCGCCCGTCTTTTCAAATCGTTTCGCCGGTCTTGCAATAAATAACCGCTTTTATCTATGGCATCGTTGATCTCCATAGCGTAATATTTAGAACCGGGGTAAAACACCATCCCTATTAGATCTAACCGAATTTCCCCGCCTTTTTCGTCGGTCTTTTGGAGTCTCAACCATTGAATATAGCTTTTCTGTCTGGTGCTATCTTGTATTTTCCCATAGTCCAAAAGATGAAAACGGGCTGAGCGGTCAACCGGCTTTTCTTTTTGAATTGCACAAGTATATTTTCTGTCTTGCCAAATAATAACGGTATCTGCAAGATCTGACTTTCTAACACTTTCAAACTGTCGTTTTGCGTAAAATGTATCAATATTGGGATAGCCTAAAGAATACGGGATTTTATAATCAATAGCAGCCCGCCCCAATTCGTCAACAGTTACAAGGCAATAATCACGGCGGGTATATGGGGACGGTTCACGGGTCAACAGGATTAAAATACAAGTATCGTTATAACCGTATTTTTCAGCCTGTTTAATAATCTGCTTTGTGGTATATTTGCCGCTGTGATGAATAATTCCATAGGGTTTTTCAAAATCGACGCCTAAAACAGTGTTGACGGTTCTAAAGGCGTTCGGGTACTCATTTAACAAAACTTTTTCCGTGGCTTTTGGGTCTACACCATAGCGAATTTTCATAATATTCAACCTCTTTTCTGTTATCTGTAAAGTGTACCGGTATACGCTGCCGCTTGATCTGCCGGGGTTGGTTCATAAGGCAAGGACATAAAACCCGCCTTATTTAGTCCACAAAAGGCGTTTATATGGCGTCCTGTCGTTGCGCTCCATCCTCCCCATAATTTAATAAGGTCGCCGGTGATGGTCTTTTCAATGATTGGTGTACCATAGGAAAATAGAGTTTTGTTTCCGTGGCTATCCTCTTTTACTATGGCTTTTCCATAAAAGGATTTAGCACCGTTCACGGGTTCAAGTTGATAAGTTTTCATTTTATACACCTCTTTAATTTACTGTCATAAGGTTTATTCAAATATGAGGGAAAATATATACCGCCCGTGGTAACACTGTTAAAAAGGCTGCTTGTTTTTTCCCTTTTCTATGGGCTATTATAGCCCTCTTTAATTTACTTGTCAATAGTAAATTCAAAATAAATTCTTGATTTTCTTCAACCCTTGCGCCCGTGCTTTTCCGTCCTGATCTGCTGCCGGTTCTGATTTTTTCAAGTCTTGCGCCGTTTTTAGGGCTTTTTGCTGAGGTGCAAGGCGTCGCCGGTCTGCCTGTCGTCGTGGTGACGGGGTAGGGGGATAGGGGCAACGGGACAGCGGCGGGGTGAGTGGAAAAAATACCGCAAAAAATAAAAAGACCCTCTTTCAAAAATTCCGCAAAAATCAAAAAGGCTCTTTTACTCTCAGATTTATCACTTGCCCTCTCGATTTATCACTTACGAAAACCCCTGTAATTTCAAGGCTTTCAGCTATCTCAGGTGAATAAGTGAGTAAAATTCCCTATAAACTCCCTTATAGAGTGTACTATATAGAAAAGTTATAGGAAAAAAGCCTCACTTTATCACTTTTATCACCTGATTATTTGCAATTACCTCTTGACAGTTAATTAAAAATAATGTATAGTAAATTCAAACGGAGGTAATCGTTATGACCAATCTCAAAAAGGCTATCGGCTATATCAGAGTCTCAACCAAGCAGCAGAGTTTGGAAGACCGTTATGGTGCTGACGTACAGCGGAAAGAAATTCTGTCCTATGCCGACGAACACGGCTATTCCATCGTGGACTGGAAGATTGATAAAATCAGCGGTACTGCGGAAGGCCGTCCTGCCATGAATGAAATTCTCTATGGTGATGTGACCAACCCGCCCATTGAAGCCGTAATTGTATTCAAGAATGACCGTGTAGCAAGAGATACCAAGCTCTATTTTTACTATCTCTTCACTCTTGAAAAGCGTAATATCAAGTTGCTGGCAACCAATGAAGAATTTACAGAGGGCAATGACCTTGCCAACGTGTATCGGGCGTTATTGCAATTCGTGGCAGAGCAGGAGAGAAAAAATATTGCACTTCGTACCAGTAAGGGTCGGAGCATTAAAGCGGCTTGCGGCGGTTATAGTGGCGGTCGCCGCCCTTATGGGTACAAAGTGGAAAACAAGAGACTGGTCATTGATGAAGATGAACGCCCTATCGTAGAATTTATTTTCTCGGCGTATGACAAAGGTACTCCCTTGCTTCATATCGCCGATATGCTCAACAACAAAGGCTATCGCACTCGGAAAGGAACAACCTTTCAAGCGACCAGCGTGAAAAGTATTCTGAGCAACCGTCCTCTCTACGAGGGAATGTATAAATACGGTAAGGACATGAATTGGGTACAGGGTGTGCATGAGCCTATCCTGACCTCTTCTTCAAAGAAAAGCTGAGGTGGTGAGATCATGTGGAAGTCATACAAAGGCTTTTGCTCCGATAGATGGAATGAAATCACCAAGTACGCTACAAAGTGGTATTGGTTCCTTTCTGCGTTAGGCGTATTCTGGTCTGCCATGCTATGGTTTATCGGGTCGGTTCTTTATCTATGCTGCGGAGTAACGCTTTTGACCATGCGTGTTCTTTGGTATCTCTTGCGGGTTGCCATTTTCCTTGTAAGATTGATTATCTCGAAGTTGCTTCACAAAAATTTACCGGCATTTCCTCATCCTGTCAAGAATGAGGTATCGAATATGAGCGGTGAAGAATTTGAGCAATTTGTGGCAAAGCGACTTAGAGCGCAAGGGTATTCCAATGTGAGACTTACACCGACATCCGGTGACTATGGTGTGGATATTACCGCAACGAAAGGCGGCGTAAATTACGCTTTCCAGTGTAAGCGGTATGTATCTCCCGTAGGAGTAAAGGCAGTACAAGAGGTTTTTGCTGGAAGTCGAAAGTATGGGGCAGATCGAGCAGTAGTAGTTACCAACTCGACCTATACACCAAACGCCAAAACCCTTGCCAATGACCTCGGCGTGACATTATGGGATTTAGAAATGCTCGACGCCATTATGTGAATAAATGTGACTCTCTCGCATGACGGTGAGAGAAAGAGCCAAGACGGGCTACCCAATGTGGGTGGCTCGTCTTTTTATTTTGGAGGTGCTATATGCAGTATGATGATCTGACACGGGCAATTATGACGGTTATAGAGAAACACCCGCTCGACCAAGGGGCGTATACCGACCTTCTATCTGCTGTGAGACAGTGGGAAGAAGAAGACTTTTCAGCAGCTCATTCGGTTAACGGGCGACTTCGAGATCTTTCGGTGAAAGCATTACGGATTTGTGCCGCTACTGACAGTGATTTCTTCTATGAGACGTACAAAAAGTCTCTATTGTTTGACGCCCCTCACTTTTTTGACAGCTTTTTGCTCTATATGGAGATCGACCGTAAACCGGAGAAGCGGTTTTACTCTCCACGGCGGCATTACCTTCTTCCCATTGTGCAAGGGTATCAAGATGTGTTGGACGGAAAACTTCGGCTATTGACTTGCTCTCTTCCCAAAAGAGCGGGTAAAAGTCAGCTTGGTATCAATTTTATCAATATGCTGTCAGGGAAATATCCAGATCGAGCGTCCCTGATGGAAGGTACTGGTGAAGATCTGGTGAAGAGCTTCTATAACGGGTGCTTGGAGTATGTTCAGCAACCGAACGAATATCTTTTCTACGACGTGTTTCCAGAAGCTACGTTGGTACAAACCAATGCAGACATGAAAACCATCAATTTGAAAACCAAGTCTCGTTTCCCGACCATCATGTGCCGCTCTATCGACTCTCGGCAAGTCGGTCTATCCGAAGCCACCAATGTTTTGTACCTCGACGACTGTGTGGAAGGTCGTGAAGAAGCCAAGAACCGGCAGCGACTTGATGATAAATGGGAAGTAATCTCTGGCGATATTATGGGTCGTGCTATCGAAGGTACACCTATGGTTTTTACTGGTACTCGATATTCGCTTTATGACCCTATTGGGCGTATACAGGAATATGCCCAACGTGAGGGTTGGGCATGGAGAGCTATTGAGATCCCGGCACTTGACCCTATAACAGACGAAAGTAATTATGAGTATGAGCGTGAAGGGAAGAAAGTATTTACAACTGCTTATTTTCGTGAGCAGAGAGAACTTTTGAGTGCAGAGCAGTTTGAGAGCGAGTTTCAACAGCAACCGTTTGAAGCGAAAGGACTTCTTTTCAACAAGAAGGAGCTGAATTACTTCATCAAGCCGCCTGTTGATCGTGACCCTGACGCTATTATCGCTGTTGCCGATACTGCCGAAAGTGGCTCTGACTCGACCTCTATGCCCGTTGCCGCTATCTATGGAACAGAGGTTTATATCATTGACGTAGTATTTGACGATGCACCGGCAGAGGTTACGAAGCCTGAGTGTGCCAACTGCTTGATTACCAATAAAGTCGGTGAAGCGACTTTTGAGAGTAATAATGCCGGTGTGTATTTTGCTCGTGATGTGGCGAAAATGTGCGAAGACCGAGGGTATATGATCGGTATACGCACCAAGAGGACGGTCAGTAACAAGCAGACCCGTATCGAGTTCGCTGCTGATACCATCAAAAAGCACTTTTTCTTCAAAGACCCTTCCACCTATGAACGTGGTAGTCAATATTGGGCGTTTATGAAAGAGGTTACAACTTATACTCGTACAGGCAAAGTTCCTCACGATGACGCCCCTGACTCACTCTCCCTCCTTGAAAACGAGATTAGAGGACTGGTTGGAAGTAAAGTTGAGGTTATGAAACGCCCGATTTAAGGCATAATCTTTTATCATATCACGCTCCAATGGTTTCTGTCAATAAATTGCTTGACAAGAGCATTGGAGAGTAGTACAATGGTTGTAGAAAAAGTAGTAGTCTACCCTTATGCTTGTAGGAAGGAGGGCTTTGACATGGGCTATTTTGGTCGGCGTAAAATTTACACCGATGTGGATGTTATCACTCGTGAGAATGTCGTAGATGTGCTTACCAAAGCTCTCGCCACTCACTGGTCAAATAAGGGCGAGATTGAGTATCTGTATAAATACTACAAGGGTGAACAGCCCATTCTTGACAGGGAGAAGGAAGTTCGTCCTGAGATCAAGAACATTGTGGTTGAAAACAGAGCCAATGAGATTGTCAGCTTTAAGGTCGGCTATCTTATGGGTGAGCCTGTCCAATACGTCAGCCGTGGGGATGATGAAACCCTGACTGATCGTATCAATCGGCTTAACGGCTATATGCTTGCTGAGGATAAAGCAGCCAAGGATAAGGAACTTTCCGATTGGGCGCATATTTGTGGCACTTCCTATCGGATGGTGCTGCCGGATAGTGACGCCGGTGTTGACCCGGACGAAGCTCCCTTTGAGATTTACACTCTTGACCCTCGCTATAGCTTTGTGGTCTATCATAATGGCTTGGGCGAGCGTCCTGTTATGGGCGTGAAGTTCGTGGAGCGTGAAGATGGAACTCTTTATTCTGTCTACACGAAAGACCATTATTATGAAATCAAGGACAATAACGAGATTATCCGGGACAAGAGCCAGATCTTCGGTATTCCCATTATCGAATATCCTGCCAATAACTCTCGGCTTGGTGCTTTTGAGATTGTCCTTCCTCTTCTGGATGCTATTAACACTGTGGACAGTAATCGAATGGACGGCGTGGAGCAGTTCGTTCAAGCTCTCATGCTGTTCCACAATGTTGATATTACCTCCGCTGATTTTGCCGATTTGAAGAAAGAGGGAGCGTTAAAGTTTAAGGACATAGACGCTCAGTTGACCGGCGAGGTTAAATATCTGGTGGAGGAATTAAACCAAGACCAGACACAGACTCTCGTAGATCACCTCTATGATACCGTTTTGACGATTTGTGGTATGCCAAACCGTAACGGCGGTAGTTCCACCAGCGATACCGGCTCCGCTGTCATTATGCGTGACGGGTGGAGTTCTGCCGAAGCGAGAGCTAAGGACTCTGAGCTGATGTTCAAGCAGTCCGAGAAGGAGTTCTTGAAACTGGTGCTTCGGATTTGCCGTGATCTGAGTGATTTGGAGTTACGACTTTCTTGTATCGAAATTCGTTTCACTCGGCGTAATTATGAGAACATTACCGAAAAGGCGAATGTTTTGACCGCCATGCTCAATAACGACAAGATTGCTCCGCAACTTGCCTTCCAGCACTGTGGCTTGTTCATCGACCCTGAGATTGCTTATCAAATGAGCAAAAAATATTCCGATGAACAGGAGCAAAAGAACCTTGACCAGATGAACAGACTCGCTGGCATGAATGACGAAGACGAAGACGAGGACGAGGATGATGTATGATTACCTCGACCGTGTTTTGAAAAAGGTGGTTCTTCAAATTTACCGTCTTTTCAAGAAATACCGCAAACTCTCCTATGACGAGCTGAATGTGACCGGCGAGGTACAGGAGTTATATCGGGAGCTTGAAGCCATTAACCAAACAGCTTTTCAGCAGATTGCCGCTTATTATTACAAGCAAGAGTCCAAGGTAAAAAATGTTTTGCAAAGTGAGTGGCTTGCGAAGGTGTTGAGAACACCAAGTCAGGTTATGAAATACTCTTACGACAGTGAGGTTGTAAGAAAACGTGACCGGTTGATGGAAGCTTTAATTGCTACGGGAGGTCTGGTTACTGAGTATGATACCGCCATGCGGTATTGGACACAAATGACTGGCTGGTTTGCCGTAGAAGTGGCTGACGCCGCCACCACTCAGGCAAGAGAGGATAGCGGTATTGAAACAGTAATGTGGGTGTCTGAACATGATAACAAGGTCTGTGACCGTTGTTGGAAATTGAATGGTCAGGTATTTCACGCACAAGCTGTTCCTCCGAAGCCCCATCCCCGCTGCCGGTGCTACACGATAGACTTGTGAGGGAGAGTCGCTTATGGTAAGGCTTGTCCCTGAGCTTATCAGGGCAATCGAAGAAATATTAAGTTCTGGAAAGACCGTTGAGATTGCCGTTAGAAACGGTAAAATAGTAGTTTGGGCGGTCGCCAGTAAAAAGAAATACGAACAGCCTACCGTATAGACGGTAGGGACAGCCATTACGGGCTACTGACATGGGAAACTGTGTCGGTAGTCCGTTTTCTTTTTGGTTTCAATCGGGTGCGTCGTAATGACCGGCGACCTGTGAAATGGTCAGGGAAGACCTTAATCGCAACGGGGATGAAGACCTCGATAATAAACGGAAAACAGTGCAGAGTGAACTGCCTTGTTAAACGCAGGAGGTATTTCTATGGCAAAGATCGACACCAGCAAAATCAAGGGCTATGAGGATATGTCCGCTGAAGATAAAATCAAGGCTCTCGAAGAGTTGGAGTACGAAGACCATGCTGCTGAGGTGGAGCGGTTGAGAACTGCCAATTCCAAGGCTAATTCCGAAGCTGCCGAGTGGAAACGAAAGTACAATGACCAACTTTCGGAGGAAGAGAAGAAAAAGCAGGAAGACGCTGACAATCTCGCCAAAATGCAGCAGGAACTCGATGAACTGCGCCGGGACAAAACAGTGTCCGAGTATAAGGCGAAGTACATTGCTCAGGGGTATTCCGAAGATCTTGCGGCTGAAACCGCTAAGGCTCTTTCCGAAGGAGATACCGCTAAGGTCTTTGCCAATCAGCAGAAATTCCTTGAAGAGTATGCCAAGAAGATTAAGGCAGACGCACTTAAAGATACCCCGAAACCTCCCGCTGGTGATGGGAGTGACGGCATGACCCTTAAAAAGTTAAAGGGTCTGTCTGATGAAGAGTACAACAAGTTCGCTGTCGAACACCCCGACGAATACAAGGCTCTTTATGAGAAAGGAGAGTAACCCTTATGGCTAATAAGCCTTATCAGAATTTTGTCCTTGAAAACAAGGTCGAAGACCAGTTTAATTCCCACCTTGATCTGCAACCCTTCTGCACTATTGACCGTTCTCTGGTCGGTACTGCGGGTATGACTAAGAAAATTCACAAGTACAGTGCCACCAACGGTACTGAGAAGCTGACTCTCGGACAGGGCAACACTCAGACTATTGAGGCGTCCTACACCGAGGAGGACTACACCATTCAGCTCGCTCAGAACCGTGGTATTTGGTACGACGAAGAGCAGATGACTGACCCCATGATTGGTCTGGTAATTGCTCGTCACGCCGGTACTGATATGTTCAATACCGTGAACGCTGACATTTTTGCCGAGTTCGGCAAGGCAACTCTGACCGCTGCCCTGAGCGGCAACGACTACTTTGGGGCTTTTGTGGATGCTCAGTCTCTTCTGAAAGTGGAGCAGACCGACGCCGGTGCGCCGTCTACTTTTGCTTTCGTCAGCCCCAATATCCTCGCAAAGCTGCGTAAGGCTCTGAAAGATGATCTGAAATATGTGGAGTCTTTTGCCCGTACCGGTTACATCGGCACTGTGGCTGGTACGAACCTCTACACCAAGAAGGACGCCGGTGACTCCGAGATTTGCATTGCGACCAAACAGGCGGTCACTTTGTTCGTGAAGAAGGGCGTTGAGACGGAGCTGTATCAGATCAACAATCGTTCTTCCGAGGACGCCAATGTTCGTAAGAACACTCTGCTCACTCGTAAGTATTACATTGCCGCCCTGACTGACGAAACTCAGGCGGTCAAGATTACTCTCGGCGAGTAATGAAGGAGGTGGAAAGCATGAATGACTCTGAGAAACTGACGATGGTGAAAGCCATGACCGGCGAGACGGATGAAGATGTGCTTTCCACCTATCTTTCTATTGCGGGTGCGAAAATCTGCCGTAAGGCGTTCCCGTATGACCCTGACGAGAACACCGTCCCCGACCGATATGCTTATATCCAAGTGGAAATTGCCGTCTACCTTCTGAATAAGCGAGGGGCTGAGGGAGAAAGCGCACACAGCGAGAATGGAATTTCCCGTACCTATGAGGACGGGGATATTCCCTCTTCGCTCTTGCGGGATATAGTTCCTTTCGCTTCTACCATTTGAGGTGCGCCCATGAGAACTATGTGGCGTAACAAGACTTCGTTCTATTACCTGCTCTATCAGGGAAAAGAGCGGGTGGTTAATGAAGACGGCGACGAAACCGGTGAAAAGCGGGTCGTTTACTCCGAGCCGACGCTTATGAGAGCGAATGTGTCTGCGGCGACTGGCTATGCTCAGACGGAGCAGTTCGGAAACTTCATTACCTACGACAAGGTTATTGTCACGGACGACATTGATTGTCCTATAGATGAAAACTCCGTTCTGTTCCTCGACAAAATGCCTGAGTTCGACGTGGAGGGTAATCCTCTCTTTGACTATACCGTGAAACGGGTAGCTAAGTCACTCAATTCCATTTCGATTGCTGTGAGCAAGGTGACAGTATCGTGAAGCGGAGTTATGAGATCGGGTTTGACGGTAGCGGTATTGACGATTTTATCAAGGGGATTGAAGAGTATAAGAAATGGCTGAAAAGCCGTTCAGAGATACTTCTTCGTAAACTCGCTGACGAGGGTTATCAGATTGCGGCGGCGGGTTTCCAAAATGCTCAATATGATGGCACAAATGACTCCGCTGTTTCTGTCGAAGAGCGTGGAGAGAATATCCGAGCTATTGTAGCTATTGGTTCGGTAGTGCTGTTTATCGAATTTGGTACAGGAATTACCTACCCTGATACTCACCCAGAAGCCGCTCAAAATGGCATGGTCAGGGGTGGCTACGGTCAGGGTAAAGGTAAACAAAGCACATGGGGCTACTACGGAGAGCCGGGAACGAATGGGGTTGTGAGAACCAATCCAAAGACGGGACGCACAGTGGTTCTTACCCACGGTAATCCTGCCAATATGCCCATGTATGAAGCGGTAAAGCAACTCAGAGAGAGGCTACCCGAATTGGTAAGGGAGGTGTTTGGCAGTGATTGACGTAGAAGCCAAAGTCTACACGCTTATCTCCGCTGCTCTTCGTGAAGCCTTTGAGGGTATCGAAGTCTCAGGTGAGTATGTGAAAGCACCATCTGAGTTTCCCTTTGTGAGCATTGTTGAAGCCGACAATTACACGACACTGGCTCATGCGGACACCAGCGAAACGGAACGGTTCGCTACGGTGATGTATGAGATCAACGCCTATTCCAATAAGGGCGTAAGTAAGAAAGCCGAGTGCAAGGCGATTATGAAAATCATTGATGATCTGATGTATCGCATGAATTTCACTCGGATTGCTATTACTCCTGTCCCTGACTTGGATAACGCAACAATCTACCGTATGACCGCCCGGTACAGAGCGGAAACAGACGGAACAACTATTTACAGGAGGTAAAGGAAATGGCAATTTCCACTTACAAGGTCTTTCTCATGGTCAAGAATGAGTCTGCCTACGAGAAGCTGATTGACATTAAGGAGTTTCCTGATCTCGGCGGTGAGCCTGAGCTTCTGGAAACTACCACCCTGTCTGATAAAATGCAGACCTATATCGCCGGTATTCAGTCTATGGACGGACTGAGCTTTACCAGCAACTACACCAAGGACGACTTTTCCAAGCTGAAAAAGATGGAAGGTCAGAAGAAGTCCTTCGCCGTTTGGTTTGGCGGTACGGAGAGCGGTTCTACTCTGACTCCGACTGGTAGTGATGGTAAATTCAGCTTTGACGGTGAGCTGTCTGTCTACCCTGTTGGTGCTGGCGTCAATGAGGTCGTGGACATGAACATTACCATTGCTCCGTCCACTCCTATCGAGTTTGACGAAAGTACCACCTAAAATCAAATAACGCCAGCGTGATAAGGAGGAAATCATTATGGCAAAGCAGTTGACTTTTGATTACAACGGGAAGAACTACGTTCTGGAATTTACTCGGAACTCGGTTCGGCAGATGGAGAGCGACGGCTTTATCGCAAGTGATATTGAGACAAAGCCCATGACCGTTCTTCCGGCACTTTTTGCCGGTGCGTTCATTGCTCACCATCGCTTTGAGAAGAAGAGCGTAATTGAGGAAATCTATTCCAAGCTGAAAGACAAGCAGCTCTTGATCGAGAAGTTGGCAGAAATGTATAACGAGCCGATCAGCTCCTTGCTCGATGAACCCGAAGAGGGAAACTTGGAGTGGACTCCGAATTGGTAAGTGGTTCAGAGTCCAAGAATGGAGAGGACGGCGGCTCACACCGTCCGTCCTCTCCTTTCACTTACACGGAGCGTTTTAACCAACTCTTCCCGTTTTATCTTGCCCTTGGTATGACCTATGAGCAGTATTGGGATATGGACTCCACGTTGGTCAAGGCATACCGTAAGGCGCATGAACTGAAACAAGAAATGGAAAATCAGACTCTATGGCTTCAAGGAATGTATTTTTATGAAGCACTCTGCTGCGTGGCTCCCATCTTCCGACCGCTCAGTAAAGCCAAGAAGCCGGTTGCCTATCGTTCTCAGCCTTATCCTCTGAAAACCGAATTGTCGAAAATGAGAGCCGAGAAGAAAAAGCAAGAGAGCGACAATAGAGCAAAGAGCATGATGGAGGCTTTCATGGTTCAGTTCAACCAAAAATTCCAAAAGAAGAAGGGAGGGTAAAGCGTGGCAGACAATGTTGAAATTCAAGGTCTTGAATTTTCCATTGTGGGCGAAACCGAAGCCGCCTGTAATGGCTTAAACAAGCTGACCTCAAATCTCAAAAAGCTGAAAACAGCGACCGATAAGGGAATTGGGCTGAAATCCATTGTTTCTGAAATCAAAGAAGTCAACGAAGCAGCGGGAGAAATCGACTCGTCCAATTTGACGGATATGGCGACGGCTATTTCTACCATCGTCAGTTCTTCTCGGAGACTTACAACTGTTCGTGGTCAATTACAGGGGATTTCCGAGATAGATTTTTCCAATTTGACCCAAGCGGCAGATCTGATAGGTCGTATGGGAGCTAATGGAGGTATACAAAGTCCCAGCCAAGGTGGAAATGGGACTATTGGAACCGGAACGCTTGATCTCGAAGACCCAGATACAGAGTCGGTTGAAGGGTATACAGACGCCGCTCAACGGGCGAGTTCAGCGTCCCAAGAAGCCAGCAGTTCCGCAAGCCGTTTTCGTTCTGTTCTGTCCTCCCTCGGCGGGGTATTTACAAAGACGGGAACTCAGGTCGGAAAATTAACGGCAAAGCTCGTAAGTCTCCCGTTCAGAAAATTGGCTTCTCAGGTGAAAAGCACGATTGCCCCTATCAAGCAGTTCATGTCTTCTATCGGGCGTATTGCTATGTATCGGCTCATTCGTTCTCTCTTGAGTGGTATTACTCAGGCTTTACAAGAGGGTGTAAAAAATCTCTACCAGTATTCCAAGGTCGCCGGGACTGACTTCCACAATAGCATGAACACTATTGCTACTGATGGGCAGTATTTGAAGAACTCTTTTGCGGCGGCAGTTGCTCCCATTTTGAACGCTCTTGCTCCTGCGCTTGACTATTTGGCAGATAAGGTCGCAACGGTTTTGAACCTTGTTGCACAGCTTTTTTCCATGCTCAACGGGAAAAGCACTTATACCAAAGCGGTTAAGGCGGCGACAGAGTATGGTGACGCCACCAGTTCTGCGGCAAAAGCCGCAAAAGACTTTACTGCTGGTTTTGATGAACTGAATGTTTTCAACCCGAACAGCAGTAGTGGTAGCAGCAGTTCTACACCTGACTATTCTTCAATGTTTGAAGAAGCTACGGTAGACTCCGATGTGAGTAGTTTTGCCGAGCAATTAAAAAATGCCTTTAACTCCGAGGATTGGGATAGCCTTGGGCAGATCATCGGAGATAAGATGAACAGCATTTTTGATAGTATCAGTTGGGAAAGCATAGGGAAAAAAGTCGGTAAAGGGATTGAGGGCGTCGAAGCTACAGCGTACTCGTTTTTGAAGACGGTGGACTTTAACTCCCTCGGCAGCGGGATTGCTCAAAGTGTTAATGGGGTTTTTGAGAGCATTGATTTTACGACTGCCGGTAGACTTTTCACTCGAAAGTTTACCGCCATCTTTGATTTGCTCCTTGGCTTTATTGATACTCTCGATTGGGGCTTAGTCGGAACTTCGATCGGTGAATACCTGAGAGGGGCTTTCGATGAAGCGTCCGAGTGGCTGGATGGAATTGATTGGGGAGAAACGGTATCAAAACTTTGGGAGAATTTGAAGATTGCCATTGAAAACTTTGACGTGGCGGCTACTGCTCAGAGTATTATCGACTTCCTGACCAGTGCAGTTAGGGCAGTTCGGGAAATGGTTGGCGCAATCGACTTCGGAGAGGTGGTATCTACTATCTTCCATACGATTGCAGAACTTATTCGAGGAATTGACTTAACTGAGCTACTGAGCGAGATTGGGACTTTGCTCGTAGAGATTGCGGTTCAAATTCCGGGTCTGGTGGTAAGTGCCATCGGAGGTATTTCGGAGGTAATCGGTTCTATTTTTGAGGGGCTTGGTCTGGACAGTGTTGCCGGGTTCTTTTATGGAATTACTGACGCTATGCAAAATGCGGCTCAGTGGCTCAAAGAGAATTTGGTTGACCCCGTTGTAAATGCCGTTAAGGATTTCTTCGGTATTCACTCTCCCTCTACGGTATTTGCAGAAATTGGTGACAATTTGATTGCCGGTCTGCTTAACGGTATTTCCGAAGCATGGCACACTATCACTGATTTCTTTTCCGAAGCCTTTGATAACTTGAAGAACTTTATCTCGGAGACTTGGGACACCATCAAGTCCACTGCGACCGAGAAATGGAACAATATTAAGGCAGATCTATCCGGGGTATGGGACACGGTAAAAACAACCGCCAGTGAGAAGTTTGGCACTTTGAAGACCAACCTTTCTACCACTTGGGATAACGTGAAATCTACGGCGTCTACCAAGTGGACGAATATCAAAAACGACCTCACTTCTACTTGGGACAATGTGAAGAATAACGCCAATACGAAGTTCAATCTGGTCAAGTCTACGATTTCGACCGTATGGGATAACGTAAAGACCAATGCTTCTACCAAGTGGGACACCATCAAGACTACGTTAAATTCTACTTGGGACGCCATTCGAGATAACGCTACCGAGAGATTTGACGCCATCGGGACGAAAATCGGCGAGATTTGGGAGGGCGTGAAGACGGTTATCACCAATGTCCTCAACACCATCGTTGAGAGCATTAACCTTGTGATTGACGGTATCAACGAACTGTTCCACATTCAGTTCGCCGGATTAAGTGTTGCCGGTGTGCAGCTTATCCCCGCCTTTGACGTGCGGCTGGTCAATATTCCTCACATTGCCACCTTTGCAGATGGTGGTTTCGTGGATGAAGGTCAGCTCTTTATCGCTCGTGAGAGCGGTGCGGAAATGGTCGGTCAGATCGGTAATCGCACGGCGGTTGCCAACAATGAGCAAATTGAAGCCGGTATTGCTGAGGGTGTAAGCCTTGCCAATGAGGGCGTGATTGCTGCCATCTATGATCTGTTGACCGCTGTGGAGAACAAGAATTTGAGCGTGTCTATCGGAGACGACGATGTGGGTCGTTCTTATGACCGTTACAACACCAAGCGAGGTGTCCGAGTGAATAAGGGCGCTTTCGCCAATTCCTACTAAGGGGGTGAGGGTATGCAACCTTTCATCAAAATAAATGGACACGCCTACCCTCAACCCCGCCGTGGGTTGGAACTTCTTGTGGGGACTATTGTGGACTCTGCAAGAAACGCCAACGGCGTGGTTACTGGTCAGAAAGTCGGGCGTGACCAACAAAAGCTCAACGGTCTGGAATGGGGAGTTTTGGATGCTGAGACGTGGGCAGCAATTTTGCAGGAGTTCGACAGCGGGTTCTTTGCCGTTGTGACTTACCCGGACATGGTACATAACACTTGGACAAGTCGTAAGATGTACCCCGGCGACCGAACTGCCAAGCCCTATCACCTCAGTGACGAGACGGGGCTACCTGTAGACTATATCAACTGCAAGGTAAACATTATCGACGTAGGAGAACCGTTCTAAGGAGGTTGGGTTATGAAGTCAGTCAGCGACGCTTACAAGACTGGTATGAAATCCATGCTCCGTGAACGGTCTTATGTTAAGGTCTATTTTGCGAACATCGACTCCGAAGCTGCCAAGGATGGAGATTGGGAGGGTAATGGGGAACTTGAATATTCCGAGTTCCCGACTCTCGACTACATCTATGATTACGGAAAGACGGTCGCTACTCTGGAATTGAACCGTTGGGCATTGAACGGACAGTCTGTTATCGTGCCGAATGACGATGCCATTAACGACGGGTATGTGTCTGACAAGTTGAGTGATGAAAATGGCGAGTTTGAAACCCAAGCAGTAATCACTCGCCCGTTTTCTGATGTTCATTCTTTTGCTGGAATTACCCTGACATTTGACACAAGAGAAAGAGAGTACCCTAAAGAGGTAATCGTGGTCTTCCTAAAAGGTGGAGAGGAAGTAGACGAGGTAATTGCTTCACCAACTCAGCAGAAAATAGTCGTTTTGACTTCTGCAAGCGAGGTAGATGAAATTCGACTGTCTTTCACCTCCATACTTCCTTATCGCCGTCCTCGGCTTGAAGCTGTCCTTTACGGCATTGAGAAGGAGTACACCAATGACGAAATTGTTAGTGTTAGTCAGTCCCATGATGTTGACCCGCTGACCCGCCGACTTCCAAACGAGCAGTTCAGCTTTACTGTTCTCGACTATGAGCATGAATATGACCCCGATAACCCGGAAGGTATCTACAAGTTCGTGGATATTAACGCTCCTATTTCGGTGCGTCATGGGTATACCCTCCCAGACGGGTCGGTGGAGTGGCTGAAAGCGGACAAGTATCTGCTCAATGCCAAGCCTACTGCTAAGGACAATCAGGCTACTTTTACGGCGACCGGGTTGATTGGCAGTTTGACGGACACCTTTTACAAGAGCAAACTCGGCTCGAAAAATTTCTATGATATGGCTGTTGAGGTGCTACGAGACGCCGATCTGACACCTACCGAACAGGGGACTGACCCGTGGGAAGTGGATGAAAGTCTAAAGCAGATGTTCACAACTGCTGTTCTGCCTATCGACACGCACATGAACTGTCTGCAACTGATTGCTCATGCTTGCCGCTGCCGCCTGTTCACGGATGATGATAATGTCATTCACATCAAGCCTTTTGGTGTGACTGTAGTAGGCATTTACAGCGGAAAGTTTACCGACAATGGACACGCTTGGTTCAGTGAGTGGGACACCGTAGACAAGGGAAATCGTCAGGGTAATACCTACGCCACGCTGGAATTAAACCGTTGGACGCTGGATGGTGGAGAGCAGGTCATAATTGCCGACACTGAGCCGAGCGGTCGAGGGTATGCAAGTGAAGCTCTGAGCAATGAGGACGGCGGGTTTGATATTGCCCCCGTATTCACACGGACTTTTGAGGTATCTCACGACTTGCCCGTGGTGGCTCTCAGGTTTGATGTTCCTATCGGCGAATACCCTACCGGAGTCACGGTACGGTATTACAAGGGAAACGTCCTGATTTCCACAAAGACGGTCAATGTCACCAGTTCGGAGATCTACATTGCGGATGATACTGCGCTGGATTGCACCAAGATAGAAGTCACGATGAATAGCGGCTTGCCCTATCGCCGGTTCAGAGTCGCCAAGGTTTTCTACCGTGAGACTGATTTCACTCTGGATTTTGACTCTATCACAGAGAAAAGTCAGTCGGTAAGTAAAATCGACCAGCTTAAAAATGTGACGGTAGCCAAGACCGTTTACACTTCTGAGAACGATACCAAGAGTTTGTACGAGGAAACGACCACCCGGACTGAGCTTCATGTAGAGTTCGAGGGTCTGGCAGATAATGTTCAAATTTCCGTAGAGGGTGGGACTTTGGTGTCTTCTGCCATCTACGGGAGAGCCGCCGACTTGGTGTTATCCTCCGGCACTAAGACGGTGAAGATCACGGGCAATGTCATTACTGAGTCTACGGTGGTCGTTTCCTACCCTGTAACTACCAGTGGTGAAACCGATACGGAGGAAAATCCGCTCATTACATCGGACGAAATGAGTGACGCTTTGGCAAGTCATGTTAAAGCCTATCTGCAAATGAGAAATACCTACGACGCCGAATATCGGGGAAATCCTGAGCTGGAAGTAGGTGACATTATCGGCTTGCAGACGCTTTACACCGATGAAATGGACGCACTCATTCTGGTCGATGAAATCACATTTAATGGCTCTCTGAGCGGAAAGTTGAAGGTGAAAGGTCTGATATGAGCGTGATTGATACTTTGATTTACGACAGGATTCAGGCTGACGTTGACCGTGTGTTTGAGTTGAAAAGTAAAATTCTCAGCGGCGGGGTAAGTTCCCTGACCGCTGAGGAAAAAAGTGAATATATGTCGGGGATGAAGGGGGCGTATAACGCCGCCGATCTGAACCGAGTGGGAGGGGCTGTCGCCTATATCGCTGACCGGCTTACCTCCTTGCCGGACGAATTGTTGGCTTATCTGGACGAGAAAGGAGTTGCCGATGATACCCTATTCCGAGTCCCGTATGACCGTAGCACCATCGTCGTCACCGCAAAGCAGGATTGGACTATGGCTGATGTACCGACACAATCTCAGGTGTCAGCTTTCCTTACGGATTTGGGAACTCTGCGTCGCCAACTCACACTTCCTTCCGACGCCCCTGTGGTGCCGACCACCTTAGATAATCTGACATATACCGTAGCCAACGAGATCGAATATCTTCTGTGGATGGTCAATGCCGCTCTGATTGAGCTGGAAAACGACCTCTATGAGAAAATCGACCGTGCGGCTGAAAGTTTTGTGTATGCAGATGAAGTGAGTTGCGGAGAGTAAGGAGGTTGACATGGCAGACTCTTATGTAATCACCTTGCCTGTTATAAAATCAGCCTCCTTTTCCGTCAACCCCGTAACGACAGGCGGGACGACCGTTATTACTGTCGTTGTGGAAGAAGAGACGAGGACGCTTTACCCCGAAGCGAGATATTCCGGGGAATTTATCTCAGGAGAATGATTTTCTATGGCAGTTAAAACAGTTATTTTGACGTTGAACGGACAGGATTACACTCTGACCTACGACAGTTCAGAGAAAGCATATAAGAAGCAGCTCAACGCACCGAGCGTGACTTCATTCAATGAGAACACTGACCACCAGTTCCATCCCACGGTGGTCGCTACGGACGAAGCCGGTAATTCTACCACGGCAACGATCAGCGAGTTTTCCACCCTTGGTCTGAGAGTCAAGGAGAAGGACGCTCCTACGATTTCTGTGACCTATCCTGCCGCCAATGCCTTTATTGCTACCAGCAAGCCGACCATCAAGTGGACGGTAAAGGACACCGGCAGTGGTATCGACACCAGTACCATCGGTATCAAGATCGACAGCGGCTCTGTTGTGACCAGCGGTATTACTACGACCGCTGTGACGGGCGGCTACTCTTGTGAATACACTCCGACCGCTGCTCTGGCTGAGGGTAGTCACACCCTGACCTTCTCGGTTTCGGACAACGACGGCAATGCGGCTACTGCGGCTACTGTCACCTTCAAAATCGACACTGTGCCGCCTACCGCCAACGTGAGTGCGCCTGTGGATGGTCTGGTCACGAACAATCGTTCTGTGGCGTTCAACTTCAATACCAATGACGCTACTTCCAGCCCCGTTACCGCCACCTATCAGGTTGACAGCAACTCGGCTGTTGAAGTGACCGTGGACAGCAGCGGTAATGGCAGCGGCACTATTGAGCTGCCGAATACCGAAGGTTCTCACACCATCAAGTTCGTATTTACCGACTCTGCCGGTAAGTCTACGACCGTGACCCGCACGGTTACTCTGGACACCGTTGCGCCTGTTATTTCGGAGATCACCTTCACTCCGAACCCCGTGGACGCCGGTGCTACTCTTATTATCACGGTGAAGGTCAGCGACTAATGGTTGTTGCACTCTACGGGAAGTGCAACGGAGCTGGCATTGTTTTTAGTCAGGATGGACAGGGGCGGTGGACAACCGCCGTCCCTGTCGCTGACAACAAAACCTACGTCATCGAGGTCTTTGCCGAAGACGAAGCGGGGAACACCAGCTACTTTGCAACAGTAGAAGCCACCTACAATAGCAGTTCGCTTTCGATGGAGTTCACTGTCAAAGAGGTCGGCGAGAACTTCACACTGAATGAAGTCCTTTCCGTCTTCCGCATGAGTTCTATGAGTACGAAATGGAGGGCATGACCGATGTGGCAAGAAAAATGCTTCAACTACGGCGAGAAGCGGGAAGTTTCTCTGATGATCGCTTCGGAAGATGGGGAAACCACCGAGCCGAGCAATCCCACATGGGAACTGACCGACTACGAAACAGGCGTGGTAGAGTCCAGCGGAGATTGCACTATGACCGCTGTGGATGGGGGTGTGACCCTCACCGCCCTGATCGAGCCGAAACAGATCAGTGTGTATAGGCTTATCTTTAGCTTTGACTACGGTGTTGAGCGGAGAAAGCCTTGCATGATTATCAAAATCAGGTAACGGAGGTAACAGCATGAAAGATTTAGTCCCCAAGGGTACGGGAAATTCGAGGTTCTTGAAATCAGTCTCGAACTTCGCTTCTTTGTACCCTAACTATGAAGACTTTGTGGCGGCACTGGTCGCCGGTACTCTCCCGATAGATCTTAACGGTATCAATTCGGAGGGTGTCAAACAGGTCGGTACGGCTCTTAACAAGTCTACGCTGCTGGATGATACCACGGCAGAGGCATTGGAAATGACCAGTACCGACCCGACCGTGAATGAAGCTCTCTACATTCTCAGTCAGAAGAGTCAACCCGCCGAGGTTCATGTTCTTGCAAGTAGCGGTCAGACTGTGACTATGACCCTTGGCTCTAAGACCCTGACGGCGGTCGCCGGGAGTGATGGTTGGGCATTGCTCTATCCCGCTCAATTTGGTGACTGGACTGTGAAAGCTGGCTCTACCAGCAAGACCCTGACCATTGACTCTATTGCAGTCTACTATGTGTCTATGGCTACATTGGAAAGTTTGTCTTGGAGTCAGGTAGCCGCCGTATCTAAGAGCGGTATGGCAAGTAAGATGTGGAACATCGGAGATAAGAAAACTCTGACGGTGAATGGTGTGACTTACACCGCTGTTATCATCGGATTTGACCATGATAACGTCACTGACGCCAACAGTTACGGTCGTTCTAAGGCTGGTATCACTTGGCAGTTGGAGACTTGCTTGGCTTCGACCTATCCGATGAACAGTTCCAATACCAACAGTGGTGGATGGACGAGTTCTGTTATGAGATCGACCACTATGAAGACTCTGCTCAGTCAGCTCACTTCTGAGTTGCAGAGTGCCATTGTCCCCGTCAATAAGCTCACCTCTGCTGGTAGTCAGTCCACTACCATCAATACCACCAGCGATAGTCTGTTCCTGCTGTCCGAGATTGAAATTTACGGTGCTACCAACTATTCCAAGGCGGGTGAAGGTACACAGTATGAGTGGTACGAAGCAGGAAACAGCAAAGTCAAGACGGTGAATGGCTCTGCGAACTACTGGTGGGAGCGTTCTCCGAGTGGGAGCAACACTACCACCTTCTGCGCTGTCGACAGCAACGGCGGCGCCGGCGGTAACGTCGCCGGCGCCTCTTATGGCGTGTCCTTCGGCTTCTGCGTTTAATCCATCATCCAAAAATATCCCCGCCCCGGAAGGGGCGGTATGAGGAAAAGGAGTTTGTTTAATGTCTGTTGTTAAGCGTATGCGGGGAGTAAGCGCAATGGAGTTCGTGGAGGTCGCCCGAAAATTGGAACTTCACGCATTTCAAGTCTGCACCAAGGCTCCGAAGCGGTATGAACGCTTTCTGACGGGCAGAATTTTTGAACTTGCTTCTACGGTTCACGAAGAGGTCAGGGCGGCGAACAACAATATACCGAGAAATCAGCACGAAGCGCAAATGCGGCGAGATCACCTGATTAAAGCCAACGACGCTCTGCAAAATCTCAGTCCGAAGCTGGTTCTTCTCTATGATAGTATTCTCCAAAATCCAGAAAAGTGCGATTGGATTGACAACGCCATGAAGGTTTTCGGGGAATACATCACGGAAGAAGCCAAGCTGATCGCCGCCACCAAGAAAGCTGATTATGAGCGGTATAAAGACCTCCCTGACCTCGGAGGTGAATATGACCTCAAACTGAGACACTTCACAGAATTGTTTATCAAGATGTGTAAGAAGGTCTTTGGACTCTCTATCGAAGAAAAACTTGACAGCGTGGAAAGCGACTGTTGAACTTTTGGGTCAAGTCCTGTTTTGTTGCTCTGCGAACAACTGGTGGGAGCGTTCTCCGAATGGGAGCAACACTACCAACTTCTGCAATGTCAACAGCAACGGCAACGCCAACAATAACAACGCCAGCAACTCTAATGGCGTGTCCTTCGGACTCCGTAAATTCCTATAAGTCAGTGTAGTAACTCCTTTGAGCGAACCCGGAACTTCTTACGGAAGGAGGGCTTGTACCCTGCCGAACAAAGGCTAAAACATTCCTTCGATGTAGTCAGCCGGACGCTGCTTGCATGGCGAGAAATGTACGGTATCTCGTTTCATGGCTGGTACTACTATGCAGTTATAACCCGTACCCCACAATAAGACTGTACGGAGGGAACCACTTTTTATGACAAGCGAAGAGCGTAAAGAAGCTCGGTATCAACGGCGAAAGGCAAAGCGTGACGCCGCTCGAATGAAGCGGAGTATGGAATGTGGGGACTTCGATGAAGTTTTCTCATTCCGTCACCTTTACCTCGCCGGTAAGAAATGCTGTAAGGGGGTTTATTGGAAGAACTCGACACAGAGGTACATCGGCAATCTCATTCCCAATACCGCTAAAATTTGGAGCGACTTGAACCGGGGAAAGTTCAAGCACAGAGGGTTTCACGAATTTGACCTGATCGAGCGTGGTAAGAAGCGGCATATCCGCTCTGTCCATATTTCGGAACGAGTCGTTCAAAAGGCTCTCTGTGACTATTGCATTGTCCCCATCTTCTCGGCGTCCTTTATCTACGACAATTCGGCAAGTTTGAAAGGTCGTGGCATGGATTTCGCTCTCAGACGGATTGTGGCAATGCTCCAACGGCACTATCGAAAATACGGCTTGGAGGGCGGCGTTCTGCTCTACGATTTTCACGGGTACTTTGACACCGCTCCACATTCTCCATTGTTCGTTGAAGCAGAGCGACGTATACACGACCCTCGGCTGGTCGAGGTGAGCAACAGCTTCATTCACGACTTCGGAGAAGTTGGTCTTGGGCTTGGTAGTCAGGTGTCTCAGACGAACGCTCTACTCCTTCCAAGTCCTATCGACCACTTTTTCAAAGAGCAATTGCGTATTAAGGGTTATGAGCGGTACATGGACGATGGATTGGCGATACACCAAGATATTGACTATCTGTATTTCTGCTATGACTGTCTTCTCCTACTTTCAAAAGAAATCGGACTGGAACTGAATGAGAAGAAAACGATGGTCATTCCTATCAGGGATTTCTTCCGTTTCCTCAAAACAAAGTTCATTCTCACACCTACCGGGAAGATAGTTCTGAAAATGAACCGGCACTCTACCACCTTGATACGGCGTAAATACCGAGCGTTCAAAAAGCTCGTAGATCAAGGAGAAATGACCTATTCCGAATTGCGGTCGCCACACGACAGCTATCACGGACACATGAAGCGAGGAAACAGCTTCAAGGTCAGAGAAAGCACAAACCATTATTTCAAAACGGTGTTCGGCTTCTACCCGAACAAGAAAGGTTGGTCAAGTCATGTTTAGAATTACGAAGAACGATGAAATCCTTGCCACGGTCGGCAGCGTCACTTGGGTCAAGAAGCAGGACAACGGCAGCTATGCCCTTTGTGACGAGTCCTCGGCACACGGCGTTGTGATTGATGGCACTGTGTATCATGTCGCCGGTAAGCCTGAAATCGAGGGCGTGGAAGAGGTCACTGTGGGCGAGATCAGCGAGTTCGCCTACTATCAGGAACAGGCGGCGGCTCTCGCTGAGAAGCAGTTGCAGACTGAGACGGCTCTTGCCGAGCTGTCTATTCTGGTCGCAAGCACCATGACGGTGTAATAAAGCAAGGAGGAATGGGAAATGTTCAATGAAAACAGCGGATTGGTCAAAACGTGGACGCACCTGATCGAAGAGGGGCAGTACACCATTGACGATGTGCCGAACCTCTCCAACCTGAGAGAAGTGGTGGAGAGCGTGGTCAAGAAGGATGGAGGTGACAACGAATGACATTTACCAAGAATAGCGGTCTGGTCAAGACTTGGGTGAGTCTTGTCCTCTGTGGAGTCTTTACCGTGGAACAGGTTCCCGCTCTGTTCAATCTTCGCACGGTCGTCACAGAAATTGTGAACGAAATGGTCTAATTGGAGGGTGCGCCAATGGATACGACTGTCGTGGTCGCCATAATCGGCGGCTTACTTGGGGGGACAGCGGTTGCCGCCCTTATCAATCAAATCGGTGAAACTATTCGTCAGAAAAGCAAGCGGAAAGCAGACGCCGAAATTTCCGAGAACAAGGATATTGCTGCCTTGAAGACCGCTCTGAAATGGGTCATGTATGACCGTATCAGGTATCTCGGACAAGTTTACATCGGTGCAAAGGAGATCGACTTCGACGACCGTCGTATTCTCAACGAAATGCACCATTGTTATCACAACGGACTTGGCGGGAACGGCGACCTTGATACATTGATGAAAGAGGTCAACGCACTCCCGTTGAAGTGAAAAAACAAGTGAATTAAGTGAGTGATTTTGGGTTTTTCCCATAAATCTCTCTTAGTAAGCACTCCTATAAGGGGACTTTATAGGAAAATGCTCAGATTACTCACTTAACTCACTGAAATTGAAAGGGGAAATTGCTATGTTCAGTAACAAGACCTATGATGTGTTGAAGTGGGTAGCTCAGATTGTACTTCCTGCCATCGGTGCGCTGTACTTCGGTCTGTCTCAGATTTGGGGTTTGCCTTACGGCGAAGAGGTGGTCGGCTCTATCACGGTAATCGACACCTTCCTCGGTGCGCTGCTCGGAGTCTCTACTGCCCAGTACAAGAAGGAGCAGGAAGACAATGAGTAAGCTGGAAAACATCGTACCTCGTGATGGTTATCTGGTGGACTCCGAGACAGGTGAGAAGGTCGTATTTTATGAGTGCGACCCAGATCTGAATACGGAGTGCGACCATGCTATGTGCCGCACGGATGGAACTGAGGGTGACGGCGGTATCGGCTTTTGCTCCAAAACGCTTAACCCCGCTTTTCGCAAAGAGGGCGGTCGGTCATGGTATGCTGTCGAGAAGACCCCTGACGAGGGAGAACCCTATTGGGGTCGGGAATATATCGACTAAGGAGGTGCTACCGTGAAGACTGTCGCTGAGTGTATCAAGTATGTAGAAGACCACATGGAGGTCAAGTACGCTACCAGTAACGGGGCGTATACGGCGGGTCGTAAGATCACAAGCCCGGAAGGAGCGGTAAACCACTCTGTAGGTTGCGCTCAACCGAGTGCCGATGTGTTTTACAATCTGATGAATAAGACCTCTGCCGGGTGGGGTGTCAATGCTATTCTCGGTGACTTCCATAAGGGAGAGGGGCGTGTTCTGCTCACGCTGCCTATCAATGCCCGTCCGTGGGGCTGTGGAAAAGGCACTAAGGGTAGTTGGAACAATACCAAAATCCAGTGGGAGACTTGCGAACCCTCCGGTCACACCTATGCCGGTGGCACAATGGTTGGCTATGATGTGACAAAGAACCAGACCTACTTCGACCGTATGTGGACGATGTTGGTCGCATGGAATGTCTATGTGATTAAGAAGTTTGGCTATTCCGTCTCTGGTATCAGCGACCATGCTGAGAGCAATAAGGCGGGGTACGGCTCCAATCACTCTGATATGGGACAGTGGCTCCCAAAGCACGGAAAGAGCATGGACGCTCTGAGAGCAGAAGTGCAGGAAATTTTGAACTACAAAGAAGAAACTAACAAGGAGGAAACCGAAGTGGCTGAGACTCGTTATAACTCTATTGCCGATATGCCTGACTATGCCAAGGCGACCATTACAAAGCTGGTGGACAAGAATGTCATTGGCGGTTACGGCACGAAGAAGGACGAGGATGGTCGTCCTGCCGACCTCGACCTTTCCGTTGACATGGTGCGGTTACTGGTCTTCAACGACAGAGCCGGTCTGTACGGCGAATGAGTATTGACGATGTAATATCGTACTATGTCGGTAAAGTAGTCACCGACCGGTTGCATATCGAGAGAAACGCCGGTATCAAGGACTGGTTGGCTGATGAAAACAGGAAAGAGCTGCGCCGGGACGAGATCACACTTGCGGCTCTGAAATGTGCTAAGGCTTTTGGCTATACCGGCGAAGAATAAAAAAGGACACTCCCTACCGTCAAGGTAAGGAGTGCCTTTTTGTCTGTACGCATATCGTTCCCAAGAAAATGATGGGTTCGGATATGCGCTCAATGGTGGAGCTTGACCCCTCTAATCCGAACCTCTCAGAAACCTTGAAAGTGCTGGATTTGCAGGAGGTTAAGTTGTATGCGGTGGTGATTTCAAAGTCGCCGTCAGGTAAGTCCCATACAGTTACCGAGTTTACAAGGAGGTCGATAAGTTGCCGCTTAAAGCTGTCGTCCTCTATGTTACCATCCTTAAATTGACTGAGCCAATAAATTACTTGTTCACGGTCAAGTCTGAATACACCTTTTTCCTCGTCGGCTATTTGCCGGTCGAGGATTTTTTTCTGCTTTTCGAGATCTGTCAGGCGAGACATGAGAGTGTCTGAGGCTACACCCTTTTCAATAGCAGCGGCGATATTGTCAATAGACTTTTGCAAGCCGTTTCGCTTTTCGGTAAGAGCGGGGAGCATTGTATTTTGAGCAATGTCCGCTTCTGTCTGAGATACAGCAATATCAGCAATTTCCTCAATCAATTCATCGGTGAGCATATCCATAGCGTCATGGGCTACCCAACTCTCTATCAGTTCTTTTCGGAGCTGTTTCTTCTGACAATTACCGTATCGTTTCCGACCGTAGCACTTGTAGTAATTGTGTACCCGTCCTGTCTTACTTGTTCCAGACTCTCCGTTCATTGGTTGACCGCAATGACCACAAAAGAGCTTTCCAGATAACAGGTAATCGACTTTGGCTTTTCCACGGCTTGGGGCTTCTCCGTTTTTCTTCAACCGACGACCTACTTCCTCGAATAGTTCTTTGCTTACGATTGCGGGTACACCGTCCTCCACCTCTATGTCCTTATAGGTGTATATCCCGATGTACCTTTTGTTTTTGAACATAGACTTGAAACTGTTTCGGTTGAAGTCTACACCTTTTGCCGTTTTATATCCTCTTTGGTTAAACTCTCTGCAAATATCAGCGACCGTCCATCCTTGGGCATAGAGTTCAAATGCTTTTTGCACGATGGGTGCGGTGGTCGGGTCTATGACCAATTTTTTGTTCTCGATTTTATAGCCAAGAGGGACGTGACCGCCAATGCTGCGGCACTTCATAGCTGACTCTCTCATACCACGGGTGATCTTTTGCGACAATTCTGCCGAGTAAAACTCAGCCATACCTTCCAAGACCGACTCCAAAATAATTCCTTCCGGGTTGTCGGTAATGTTCTCAGTAACAGATACGACTTTGACGCCATTCTTCCTGAGTCGCATTTTGTAGATCGCACTATCGTTTCGATTTCTGGCAAAGCGGTCAAGTTTCCAAACGAGAACATACTGCCAATGCCGTTTCTCACTATCAGAAATCATGGAAAGGAAGTTGACCCGCTTCTCTATGTCTTTTCTGGCGGTGGTGGCTCGGTCAACGTAGATTGCCACGATACGATATTTCCTGATTTTACAAAAAGATATTGAGTCACGGAGCTGACCTTCGATAGATTGTTCCGATTGCCGATCGGAGCTGAACCGCATATAGAGGGCAACGTCGCTTTCGCCTTTGACCAGTACGCTCATATTATCATCGAATTGAGCAATTTCTTCGGGCGTAAGCATGGAAAGGTCAATGGGGTATTTCTTTTTCATAGATCTCGCTCCTGCTTAACCACCTTACCGACAAAGTACACCCTCTCGGTTTCTTTTCCTTCAAAGAGCATGGGCGGGTAGTAAGGGTTAAAAGACACCAAAGTGATAGAGTCAGATGTTAGATCAGCTCGCTTAATAAAGCCCTCATTATCAACCAGAGCAACGACGATATTACCGCTCTCAATTTGAGCAGACTTGTCAATTAAAATCAGATCGCCGTTGTCAATCTTTGGGGACATACTATCGCCCGACACTCTTAGCCAAAAGCAATCTTCGTTGTCATAGTTATTGTCCACGCTTTCCCACCCGATAATATCCTGAGCGGCGATAACACCTCTACCGGCAGACACGTCTCCGATGATAGGTCTTTTACCTCGCTTCTCATAAGGAATGACTTCTCCAAACTCTGACGAGAAAATTGGAGGTTCTACCTTTCCACGAAGAAGATAGTCCAGAGGAACGTCAAGGACTTCTGCAATTTGCGGAAGTTTCTTCATGTAGGAAGTGTTGTCGTCACCCTTCCAGTTTGTGACTTGTTGGGAAGTCTTATACCCAAGAGCTTTGCAAAGAGTAACGGCACTTACACTTTTTTCTTTCATTTTAAGCAAGATACGGTCTAAAACTGCGGCTTCTGCGTCTGTTTTCTTTGGCATAATTGCACCTCCGAAAAAATTATAGAATTTCGTTGATTTTCTCTTGACATTAACGAAAATCGTTGGTATTATAGATACAACAACAAAAGTTGTTTAAGACAACAGCAAAGCGAGGGGTCGTAAAAACGGCTCCTTACACAAGAACACTCCAATGCTTATTTTCGTTGACAAGATAAGTATAGCATAGGAGCGTTTCAAAATCAACAACTTTTGTTGGAATTTTTAAGAAAGGAGGTACGCCAATGAGCGGCAAGCCGAATACGGACGAGAGACTGAGCAAGGAAGAGCGGGACTCTCTGGCGGCGCAAATCAAAGAGCAGCTTACCAATTTTAGCTTGACCCAAGTGTGGCTCATTCGTCAACTCAATGACGTTGGGCTTTATACCGATAAATCCGAAATGTCCTCGGTGCTTTCGGGAACTCGGCTTGGTGGTAAGGCTGACGAGATTTTGAAAAAATCGGCTGAGGTGCTTTCGATTTACGCCGAGCGAATGTGTGTTGGTGAAGCTACATGAGCGGCTTCATACCAGAGAAGCAAGCCCAAGCGTCTGCCCTCGGAATGACCTTAGCCGAGAAGGTTCGGGGATTTTACAAGAACGAGCAGCACCGCAAGGAATTTGAACTCTGGTACAAACAAAAGTACGGAAAACCGTATCAATGGAAGAAGGTGAAGGTATGAAAAAGGTGTTTGGGGCATTGGCGTTTCTGTCTTTCTTTATCATTCTCGGCATTGTCGGTTCTATTGAACAGGACATGGTGAGTCTTGGTGTCGGATTTATAAGAGCGATTATTGCTATGGCTGCGTTCTACATCTTCACTTGGCTTGCCGGTGGCTTTGACCCGCCTGATTATACCGATGACCGAAAAGAAAACCGCCGACAGGAACGGTACTCCCATCGACGGTAAGCAAAATAGCCCAATCACATTATAGCAGGTAAATTCTGAAAAAGAAAGAGGTGTCTTTATGAACCCACTCGCACAGAAAATTTCTGATGAAATTGAGCGTCTGGAAAATGAAATTATTGTGAAGGACAAGCTGATCGCCAATCTGATGGGTCAGGGCGGTGGCTATGTTCGGCTGGAAGATCTGTCGTGGGATGCAATTTCTAAGCTCGCCAAGGCTACTGCGGATGATACGTCAACATTCTGCATTGGCGATACCAAGCAGATTACTCTAAAGGATGGCTCGACCATCCATGTTCGTATCATCGACACACACCACGACGTTGACTCTAATGGCAACACCATCCCGCTCACGTTCGAGACTGTTGAAACCTTGAATGAGGATTTTCAGATGAACGGCGACTGGACAAACGAGGGAGGTTGGGGAAAGTCTGACCTTCGGAAAAAGCTCAATGGTTCTATTTTTGAGGAACTACTTCCCGATGATCTGAAAGCGGTCATCGTTCCCGCCGTCAAGACTACCGGCATTGGAAGTGCCAAGAAAGAACATATCTTGACCAGCGATAAGTTATTTCTTCTGTCCGAGCAAGAGATTTTTGGACGACAGATTTACTCCATCGGCGGTGAAGGTAGCTGGTATCAGTGGTACAAGCTGGAAAATACTCCCTACGGTAAGCGCAAACAGAACGGTGAGGAAGACTTGCGGTGGGAGCGTTCTCCGAATGGGAGCAACACTACTTACTTCTGCATTGTCTACAGCAACGGCAAC